TCTGCTTTTAAGATGCGTTGGCTGTTTGCCAGGCCGTCTGAGGTGTTAGCAAAGTCGCCGCTCATAACATCGGTTTCTTGCATAAGCAGTTGATAGGTGGCCATAATGCGCGTGCTTTCGTCCATCTCACTTGCAGACGCGATAAGGCCGGCTTCAAGCGCGTACTGCGTTACTGCTGCCGCAGAAGTGTCTATACCAAACTGTCTAGATACTTCCGATGATCCGGCAAGAATAGACTGAAACTTTGCGCCAGCGTCTGCCACTTCAAGGTTCATTACTGATGCAAAATCGGCGATGCGTCGAGTTAATTCGTCGGTTACTTCCACGTTGCTTTTGTTGTCTGTGGCCAGTTGTTTGGTGAACGATGAAAACGTTACCGCGAGACTGTTAAACTCGGTTTTTGATAGGCCGACAGTTTTTGCTGCGGCGTCGGACAGTTTTAGCATTTCGGATGACGCGTCACCGAAAACTACTTCGAGTGCGTTTACAGACTCGGCCAAGTCTGACGCCGACTTAACTGCGTCTTTACCAAACTTTACGCCCATAGCGACGGCTGCAGCGCCGGCTACTGCGAACGCTGCCGCCGCTTTTTTTCCAAACTTTTTAAACTTTTCGCCTGTGGTGGTGAGGTCGTCGCCTATATTTTTGTTAGTTTTTTGCAGTTGTGAAGCATCACCCAGGTAAGTCAATTTTAGGGTGCGTGATGGGCCTGCCATTATTTAGTCCATTCTGCAGCGACTTTTTCTAATGCTTTGGCCCACATTTCCAACACGCGGCGTTGCTGTTTTCTTGCCGTAGGGTAAATCCAGTAGCCTTCGTTGCCGCGTCCTAGTTTTGGTGTGCGTTCGGGGAAACGCCAGCCGTTAGGCCCAGACTTGTTTGCGCCAAACTCCATACCGAACATGAGGTCGGATGCTCTTGGGCCTGCACCCGCACGGGATACTGGCATTCGTTTTGCTGAACCGATTTTAATTACTGGCGTGCGTTCTCTAGTGCCACGCACACTTTCCGCTACAAACGCGTCACGTTTAGATTTGCCGCGTCCTGCGGCCGCAATTTCTCGCGCCATCATGTTCGCTATTTTTTGCACTTCGTCACGTATGGCTTTGTTTGCCTCTTTGTCGATGCCACGTAAAGCCTTTAACGTTTCGTTAAGGCCTTCAACTACAGCACCTGCAGCAATGCTGGTAGTGGCGCTTGTCTTAGCCATTTTGTGCCTTAGCCTGTTTTTCTAACACGTCCAAGTATGTTGCTAACGTTTTGCCGTCGTACTGTTCTAGATAGTGTGCAGGTATGTTTGTGGCTATGGACAGTTCTACGATCATGCGGTTTAGGCTTCCGCGTCGCCAAGCGCTAAAGGGACTTCTGATGCTTCGCTTAACGTTTCTAACGTTGCAAGAAAGTCGTCAAACTCGCCTATGACTTTCTTTTCTATTTTTAGTTGTAGGTAGGCGACTAACGCTAAATCTTCGAAACTTGGGCCGTCTGCCCAACTGCTAATAGTCTTTTTTGTTTGCCGTTCGTACTGCACGATAGCTAGCGGCCCTGCAATAACTTTTTCTGTTTTGCCGTCATACTCTAGGTTGTAAGCGATACGCATTGCGTGCCCTTCGGTTTATTATTGCTATACGGGAACTGACGTAATTGTTAACGTGTCGTTGACGTTGCCTGGCAACGTAATTGTCACTTCGGATGCTTCCGTTCCGGTGCCGGAAACGTCCGGCGTCCTTGGAAACACTTCGCCGGCAAACGTGATGACGTTATTAACGCCGGTGACCACAAGCGAGAACGCGATAGACGTGTCGGGTGCACTGTCAAAAGCCGCCTGTAACGCTTCACACAACGAAGACGTACTACCCCAGTCTGCCAACATTTCAAGTTCAAGCGTGTACGACTGGGTGAGAGTCTTGTAAACCGGCCCACCGAACGTTTCGTAAACTTCTTGATCGTCATCTACGGTAAGTGTGGTGCTTAGTGTTTGTGGCGTAAAGTTGTCTAAGTCAATGGAGAGCGTTACGTCACGCCCTGTGATTACGGTTGCCATGTTGGTGTCCTTATGCTGAGGCGTACGCTACCGGCGTGTTCCGGTCGCCTGTAAATGTCCAAGAGATTTGCGAAGCTTCAAAACCTGCGCCGGATGCTGGGGGAACTTTAGGGAACACGTTGCCAGTGACTGTTAGCGTTGTGTTTGGGCCGGCTGTGGTCATGGTGAACGCTAAAGACGTGTCGGGTGCTGTAAGCGTTGCGGTGGCCAGCGCGTTGCAAATACTGATTGTGGTGCCCCAGTCCGAAAGAATTTCTACGTCAAGGGTGTAGGGGATTGTTAGCGTCTTGTACACACGGGCACCGAGCACGTCGTACTGTTCTTGGTTGTCTTCAATGGTGACGGTGGCAGACAAGGTTTGTGGGGTGTATGTCACGCCGCCTACAACGAGCGTGAAGTCTTGCCCCGTAATGACAGTGGACATATTTACTCCGTTACTGTAAGTGTTCTACGTAATTGAATTGGGATCCGTACGGTAAGCAAATCTGACGGGCCAACTGTTTCTATCGTCGGCCGGCTTATAGCGTCTAACACTGTGCCTTTGGGGAGCAGTTGCATTACTTGAACGGCTAGCCGTTCTATCAAGTCTAATTGCCCAGGGTTATCTATCGCCTGCACGGCGACGATAAGTTCAAACTTTAAAACTACGTTGGTGCCGTTAGATCCGATTAGTTCTACGTCTATATAGGGTTCGTCGGGCACTATGACAATTGCTGGTGGTGACACTGTGGACGGCGGGTAGGCGTATGCGGGCACTCCGGATTGACGCAGCAGTAAAGCCAGTTCGTCGCGCACTGTTTTGATTGTGACTGGCGACGGTGTACTCATCCTACGAGACTTCCAACGTCCATATGCTGGCCCAGTAGGCCACTAACACGGGTAATGACCGAGCGTCCCATACGGTACGGGCCTGGTGTAAAATCAACCGAGTTTATTTGCCCACCTGGTGCTAGGCGTGATTGCCACATGTCTACAGCGATTGCTGTAGCGGCTTCGACTACTTCGGGAACGTCTGCGTAGTAGTTGATGCGTGCCGTGTCGTAGATTGTCCCGTTAGGAATTATCGTTAGGTCACCGTCGGCTGACGGTGACCAAGACACTTGCGACTCGACAATAATTACGTCTACTTTAGGGATTTCTGTTACGACTACAGTTTTATCCCAGCCGGCAAAGCCAAACCCGCGTAGGGACACTTCTTGGCCTACATGAAACTTGTGTGCGCCGACAGTGTGCAAAGTTGTTGTGGTGGCTGTTGCTGGGGGTACTGCTGCTACGGTGTCGGATGCTTGATTTGACCTTGCTTTGTACATCACTAGGTAGGAAAGTATTACGTTCGTGGCGGCCTGTGTAATCTGTTCGATTTCGGCATCGGGATATAGATCGCCTACCCCTAGTAGGGTTTTGAACTCTTCGGTGTCTACCAGTGAGTCGGGCATCCATCTACCTTTTAGTTCGGGGCCGGCCGGCACGCTGGCCGACCCCGAAGTTGTTACGGGTTACAGGCCGTCGTTGCGCAGTGCACGCATTGCAGTCGGGTATTTCACTGCAAGCGCCACATAGCCGTAGACGGACACGTCAACAGAAAGGTCATCGGCGTAACGTGTTTCGACACGGATTGGGCTGCCTGGTTCTTCGTAGAACGTGGCGAACGCAGACGGGTAAACGTATGCGTAGTTGTTTGGCACGTTCGGGTTAACGACCAAGTTAAGGCCGGCAACTGTTCCGTTGGTGCTGCCCTGTGTTACAACGCCGTTGGCGTTTGATGGGTTGGCTGCAGAGAACAACGGTCGCCCGTTGAGGTCTACTGCAGATAGCAGGCTGGCGTATGACGGCGACGGCTCTGTGCTGGTTGGTGACACCAAAAGGGTGTTAGGCGTAAACCGCATTACGGTAAACGACTCGGCGATAGCGTCGGTGATGACCGCGTAGTCGCCATCAACGGAGTCTTGTACGGCTGTGGCCGCTGCAACACTCCAAGCGTAAACGTCGGTTTTCTGTGCGTAAACTGCCGCCAGTTGGCGGAGCAGTTCGTCAAAGTAGGCCGGGTCGCTACGTTCGATTAACTGGCGGCTAATCTTGTTCCCGCCGGCAAACGTCTTAACGTCTACGGTGATGTCTTCAATTTGCGATTGTGTCGAGTCAACTTCGGTGTTTTCCGCAGTCTGTTCGTCAACGCTTGGCATTGTCGTAATTTTAGGGATGCGGAAAGACATACCAGCATCGGGCAAAGCTTGACGGTCGATAGAACCGATGAAGTAACGTCGGTCATCGACAACACCAATAATTTCGCGTAGCAACGGAATTGGGATTACGCCGCTGTCACGTGTGGTGTCCTGTGCGCCTAGGGCAGCCTTTACGAGCATTTGTGAGTCGTAGTCGCCGTATCCTGCGCGCAGTTGTGCGCGAAGCATACCGCCGGCTGTGAGGCCTTTAAGGTCACGTGGCTGTGCGGTGATGTATGGGGTTTGTGGTTGCGCTGATGCGACAACCTCGCGGGTTGAGGCCGCTACTGGCGTGGTGGCTGGGGAGACTGCCGCCTCGGTAGCGGCAACCTCGACGGTCTGCTCTTCCATGTTTTGCCCTTCGGGTTGGTTTGATGCTGCGACTTGCGTTACAAGCGCCCCAGCGAACGCCGGGGACGTTACAAGCGAAACTTCGACCAGTTCGGCGCTGGTTACCTTCATCACGCCGTCCTTGCCTACCGTGTGCTCTAAAATGTTTGCGCCTACAGACAGTCCGGCACGTAAGCCGTCTGCCGCTTCGATTAGCGCGTCTGTGCCGGCCGTCGTGTTCGATATTTTGAACGAACCGGTCATATGGTCATTGCCTGCGACAAAGCCTGTGGATTTGCCGATAGGCCGGCGGCCGTCGTGTTCCAGCAGGAGTTTGACTTCACCTGGGGAGTTAAGCGATCCTGCTGCGAACACGACAGGCCCGAGCGACGTGTTACCGACTTCGCCAAACGGGAGAATTCGCCCGACGATAGTGCGACGGTTTACGTCAGCGGCTGTTACATCTGCAGAAAATTTTACGTGTAGTTCGGTCATTGTTGCGGCCCTCCTGGTGCAAAGTCTTCAAGGTCGCGTGCTTCGTCAGGGGTAAGCACGCCAAGGGGAATAAGCGCTTGGTAAAGTTGTGCGCGTTCAATTGGTGATGACCGTAGAAAGTCTGTAAACGAAAACGCTACGTGTTGGCCGCGTGGAAGCACGTCTTGCATCGACAGGCGCTGTTCGATCGAGTGGACGTAGGGTTGCAAAGAAAAGTCGATCAAGTCACGCCGGCTGCTGTTCAAATTGCTGTACGTCATTGAAGAACCGGTGTCTGCACCTAGGTACCAAGGTGGGATGCCTGTGGCCCTAGCAATGTCTTGCACGATGTACTCCCGTGCTTCGACTAGCGCCATGTCTTTAGGACTAAACCCGATTACTTGCGCTTCTAAAGCCGCGTTCAAATATGCGGTCGAACGTGTGTTCCGTGCGCTTTTCCATGAGGCCAGCAGGTTTTCTACCTGGTCTTTCGGTAGATCAACGCCAGTGTTTTTAAGCACCATCGACGGCAACGGCGTTTCCGCGTAATTCAGGCTGGCGCGTTCCAGTTCAATGGCTGTGCGAATTGTCCGCCCTGCACGTGCGAGCAAACCTTCATCAGTGCCTGTAAAAACTATTAGCCGGCCAAGGCCGGTGCGCGGCGTTACTTTGCCTTCAATGTCGTAGTCAATAATTTTGGTGCCAGAAAGATTGAACCGGAAACCCACACGCGTCGGGTCTATCCACTCGAACGAACGCGGCCGGCCGTCCTCTTGATATTCCTCGATGACTTGCCAGTAAGCACGACCGTAAAAGAAAAGACTATCAACGGTGTACGACATAGTTGTGTTGCGTGGCGTGTCCGACTCCGGCTGGATCATCCAAGGCAGCCGGTCTATTTCTGTGCCGTCTGCCGCATAGTTAAGTAGCGGCATACCTGAGATTGTGCCGGCAATAAGGTTGCGTGCTCTTGCTACTGCAGGTACGGATAGTGAGTCGGCACGGAAAACGGTAGGCTGGTCGAAGAATTGGAAGCCTAGACGTGAGCCGGGCGGAAAAACGTACGGTTCTAAAGCCGCTTTAACGTCTGCCGTTTGCGGCGTTTGACCTAACAGCACGTCTCTAATTTTCACGTTGTAATCCTATCCTATGTACAGTTCGGCTTTCGGCAAAGGCTGTATCGCGTAGTGGGTTGCCATAGCCAACGCTACGGCTGCGGCTATTGGGCCTGCAGATTGACGGCGAACGATACGCCATCCGCCATCCGATACCCATTTACGCGCACTAGAAAGCACGTGTTTAGTTAGTATTTCTTGGCCGGCGTGTTGTAGGCGTTTGCTGTTTATTGAGCCTAAAAGTTCGTCGCATGCAGTGGCAAAGTTGATGCCCGAGCAGTCGCCTACTGGGATGCCGGCAGAGACTAGACGCGACGCGATGCCGGCACTGGTGTAACGGTCAAACGCGACGATACGGGCAGACGTTTTGCGTGCTGCGCCGGCTACTGCGCCAGCAATTGCTAAATCGTCGATAGTGTCTTCTGCGTCCCATGTTTCTAGGACGTGTGCGCTGATTTTTTCTTCGCCTTCTAGCAGTTGCACTGCGACGAGTGCGGCGTGCCGCCGGTCGGGTGTCACGTCGATTGCAAGCATGGTTGTAAGTCCTAAAACAAACTTTAGGTCGGTGTCCATGCAAGCGTTCCATGCTTCGGCAGTCCAAGGCGCGTCCAAGATGTCTACCCATTGGCATAACGCTTCGGTACGAAAAACGGCTGGCGGGTCGGCTTTGTAACGCGACTCGATGGTGTCTTCGTCGATGAGATAGCCAAGTGACGGGTTAGCCTGGTACCAGCCTTCCCGGTCGTCGAGGCGTGTTGTCGGGTCGGCTGACCACTCGGCGTAGTAGAGAGTGTCATCGGTGCCAGGTGCCGACATTGACGTCAGCGCCTGTTCACGTAGGCGGTTTAAAACGACACTGGTTGCGTCGCCGGCGTTTGATGTTGTCCATATCTGACCGGCTGTAGTTTGCAGCGTGTAGGTCATTGCAGCCCACGAGTCGAAAGATGCGTGCTCGCGCAGTTCGTCGATGATTGCTAGATCGGCTGTAAGGCCACGAGGGCCTCCGGCTGACGGTGCAACGATTTTGTAGCGTGCCCCGTTTTTCAGTTCCAGTTCTTCTTTGCCGTTTGTGACCGATACCCGTTTGATTTCTTTGGCTATCCACGGCGTGTTTTGTGCGATGTCTACGACTGATCTAAAAGTTTCTAACGCTACTTCCCGTGACTGGGCTGTAGCGATAATCAGTTTTTCATCCCACAAGAGTAGGCCAGCAAGAATACGCATACGAAGTAGGTGCGTCTTGCCCGACTGGCGTGCGACTAACACGACGTTGGTGCGGTGCTGCCAGCGCCCGTTTTCTTTCACTTTAAGTGCGTTGCGGCACACGTGTTGTTGCCAAGGCAGCATCGGCATACCCAACGCCGCGGCTAAGTCGATGATGTCCGGCGCTAGCGAGTCGCTAGTGTAGGTTGATGACGTTTCTAGCCGTGGGAGTTGGTTTCCCTTGCGCCCTACGGCGTAGTTCATCGAGGGGACTGTCTCCATCGTCGGCGTGTTGACCGCGCCGGCCTTTGGTTGTAAGCCCAAGTTGTTCGAAGGTTGCGAGTAAGAGTCTTGAGGCATGTAGGTCACCGTCCTTATCTATCTGATCGCATAACTTGTATGCCAAAGTTGTTGCGGCGATGTCTGCTTCGGTAAGCCAAGTGGCAGCGACGATAGAGTCGGTTAAAGAGTCGCGTAACGATAGTTTGGGTGTCTTTTTAGGTGTATCGACCCCCGACCGGCTGGGTGGTTTTGGTTTGCCTTCGGGTGTCATAGTTAGTACTCCAAGTGTTTTAGGTGCGTTATCGGCTGGTTTCGGCGTCTCGCGGAGAGAGAAACATCATT